GATATTGGTCAATATTTTCCCTGCCGTTGTTTTTAATCCGGATAATTTTCCAGTAATTCCGTTCCCCATCTCCTTAAGTCCATTCTCTCCAAGTCCTTTAAGTTTAGATGGCAAATTCTTTATCGCATTAAGCAACCCATTATATGTATTTGTCATAGCTTCAACTGCTGTACTTTTTGCAGCTACAATACCGTTTTTAATACCTGTAATTAAACTTTTACCAAGTGATAACCAGTTATACGCTGTAAATACATTAACCATAGCTACTATAATTTGTGGAATACTCGCAATAAGAGTAGGGATTGCTTGAATCAATCCTTTAATCAATATCCCAATAAGTTGTATGCCTGCCATCAATATTTTAGGTGCATTGTCATTGATTGTATTTGCAATATTGCTAACAATCTGTGGAACATTTTTGATTATGTCTGGAAGTGAATTAGCAATACCTTTTGCAAGATTCAACATAAGATTTAGACCAGAATCTACTAATTTTCCTGCATTTCTTCTTAAGTTTGCAGTAAAACTCGTCAATGCTGATAATCCCTTACTAATAAACTGCTGTGTCCCATTTGTAATACCTTTTGCCAAGTTATCCATAAAAGACACACCAAGCTGTGTTAATGCCGTGATTGCTTTTCCTGCAACAGATATTGCACTAACAAATATTCCAACCCAATCAATAGATGTTAATAATGTTGCTAATTTTGTGCCAAGCTGTGACCAGTTTGTTGTAGTAAGTGCATTATCTAATGTTGTTAATATTCCTAATGCTAATCCAGATAAGCTTGTACCAATAGACTTAACATCTATCTGGTTGATCGCACCATTCAAAAATCCACCTATTGACGTTCCTATTTTTGCCCAGTTAAGAGTATTTACAGCTCCCTCTAACATTTGAAACGGAACATTTATTTTATTCGCAAACAACCGCCCAACATTATTCCAATTCACTTCATTGAATAAGCCGTTGATACCTGTTGCAATTTTTGAACCAAGATTTTTCCAATTGATTCCCTCTATCAACAGATTCAGTGTGTTGACAATTGTATTAATACCTGCACCTACAGTACGTCCCATTAAATCCCAGTCTATGTGATCAACAAGACTATTGAATGTCCGTGTAAATGCGTTCACAAAATATGTAATCTTCGGACCTACATTATTCCAATTGATAGCATCATAGATTTTTTGCAATCCTTTATTGATGCCAGATGCAATGTAAGCTCCAAGTCCCTCCCAGTCCTCTTTTTTTATGAGGTTCTTAATCTTCTTAGCAATGTCCGCAATAGAAGATTCAATAGGAACTTTCTCAAACATATCTCCAATGGATGGTCCCGTGTATCCGCCACCACCTCCGCCACCTGTTGATGGCGTTGAGTTTGAACTAGGTGTATTGTCTTTTTCTTTCTGATACTGTCTGATTTCGTCCAGACCAGAAAGATATGTCTGCATCTCTTTATTTGCTTTTTTTGTTGCATTTGCGTTTTTCTTTGTAGACTTCGCTGCACTATTAGAACTCTTAGAAGTCTTTTGCAACGATGCAGCATAATCTTCTTGTACAGCTTTTGCTTTTGTAAAAGATTTCTGTCCTGTCAGTGCTGCTATGAACATACCTACATAAGTAATCGCTCTTGACAGCATATTTATAAATGCCGTTAATATAGGTGCTACTACAGACAGTATTGGTGCAAATGCTGTTGCTAAACTGTTTTGTAACTGAGTTAATGCTGACATCATAGAAGATATCGAAGCATTAGTAGCTGACGAATACTGTGCAAGGTTATTGATGCCTGTCATGATTCCACTGTTAACTTTAGAAATCATTCCAAAAACGGTAGAATATAATATACTCATACCGACCATTCGACCAATAGAAAAGCTTGCATTATTAGCACTGTTTGTAGTGCTTGTAAAATTCTGTGCTAGTCCTGTCAGACGTTTTCCAAGACCAGATACAACTCCACCCATTCTACTAAAGATAGATGAAATACCGCCTGTTTTTGTCTTAGCACTGTCCGCAGACTGACTGACATTCTTAAATGATGAACCAAGCCTACTATTTGTGTTAACAAGGCTTCTTTCTTTTGCATCAGTCTTAGATATTTCCTTATTTAATGCATTTAAGGCTTTCTCACTTTCTTCTGATGCTGTTTTTGCGTAGTTCCCTGTAATCGGTGCAGTACGTACTTTCTCTGTTGGTTGTGCAGTTGTTGTTCCGCTGTCTAGCTGTTTTTTCTTCGCTAGTAATTCGTCATATTGTCTGCCGAGTTTTTCCGCAGCACTCTCCAATGCTAAAAACGCAGGGGAAGAAGTTGCACTCTGATTTCTTGCAAAAATTTCTTGCTGTGCCGTTGCTACCTGCTCAAACTGTGTATCAAGACGTTGCAAGGAATCTTCAAGAATCTGATATGCTGTTGTCTTGATATTTGAATTGCTGATTTCATCCTGCAATTGTGTTGTTTGTCCTAAATCGGTGTTTAAGGATTCAACACTCGTTTCTGTACCTGTGATTTCTGCATTTAATTTTTGTAATGCTTTTGCACTCTCTTCGCTTGCAAGACCTGTTCCACCAGTAAGCTTTGCACTTTTAGGTAGACCACTGTCTGTACTCGCTGTCGGTGCTTCTAACTGCTTTTTCTTTGCAAGAAGTTCTTCGTATTGCTGATCTAGTTTAGCCGCTGCACTTTCCATAGCTTGAAACGCAGGAGAAGATGTTGCACTCTGATTTCTGTTGAATACATCCATCTGTGCTTTTTCCAACTCTGCAAGTTTCTGTCCTGTGGTTTCTATTGCTTTATCTAACGTATCAAGTGCAGTCGTCTTAATGTCTATGTTATCAAGTTTCTTTTCTGCCTGTGCGGTCTTTTCCAGTTCCCCAGCCACGGTCTTTGCTTTTTCTTCGACAACATCCATACCTTTTGTATCTGGTGCTTTTATACCGCCACTCATGGCTTTTTCCATTGATTTTCCAATGGTTTTTACTTGATTGGATAAACGTTTTAAAAGGGATGCGATTTCTTTCACACTTGCTTTTGCTTCGGTTGTATCAATCTCTGTTTTGATATAAATACTTCCATCCGCTTTTTGTGTAGCCATTCAATCACGCCCCTTTCCCATTCAGTAAATCGTTCAAACGTTTCTGTTCTTCTAATTCCTCTTCGGAATATTTAACATCTAGGTCAATAAGCGTTTTATTTTCTTTGTAGAACTCTCTTTCCCAATCTTCCAGTTTCTTTCCTTTGGCTTTCTTCATGCGAACACTAAGAATCTGCGAAAACAAAGACTCTCCAATTTCCATGTAAGCTCCTAAAAAAGTCCACCAATGTAAATACTGCATAGCTCGTATTTCTTTTCCAAGTACACGGTTAACAGATGGGATGATAACTGGTGCATCATGTTCCCAATCCATCACATGAGGTTGTTTCTTCCCATCGTCCTTGATACCCATGTCAATAAATTCGATGGCTTTTTCAATAGCTTCTTCATAGTCTTGTGGTGGCATATTTCCAAAATCAACGTATAAAATGGTAAGGCAAACAATCCACTTTTCATCGTTCTCAAAGTCTGGGTCATTAAATGTTTTTAGAATGTCCAGAACTGCACGAAAATCTGTGCGTATTTCATAATCTATGCCACCTACTACTATGGATGTTGGAAGCTCCCAAGCTTCCATTATTTGTGATACTTAGACGTTGCCCTTTTAATTTTCGCCTGTTTCTTTTTGATTCTCTGATCTGTTACCTGCTCAATAACGTCCGCAATCTCAACGATGATATTCTCAATAAAGAAATCTCCGCTTTCCGTTAACGTCAGCGGATTACAGATAGCGAATACAGATTTAGAAGCTTTAGAGTTGAGTAAGTAATCAATCTGTTCTTCTAATCTGTCGGATAATTCCAGAATGTCTTTTTCTGTTGCATCTTCTGGTACTTCCATCTTTTCAAGATTAGCAACTACCTCTTCGTATCTTCTAATGATATTTAAATCAACAGGATTGAAAGAAAATCTTCCAATCTCTGCATCATCTTCATTGGTCAGTACCACATTTAAGGCACCAGTTTTGACTTTTCTTCTTAATTCTTCCATTGCTTAACCCCTATTTCCCTGTGCTTGATGCATTTACTGAACTTGTAGCTGCTGTAAATTTACCTGTTCCAACGTTGTAAGTACCTTTTGTACGTTCTCCAACATAATTGACGGTAAATGGAATCTGATAACCAGATGTATCCCCACCGTATGATGTAGGTGTTACATAACATTCCTGCTGATATGCTTCATAAGCTCCACTTGTAGCTTCTTTCCACATATGCACTTCTACAGCATTTGTCTTTAAGTTGTCGTCTGTGTAACGATTATCAACAATTTCCTGCAATTTCTGTGATAATACAGAGTCAGCTTCTGCATAATAAGGGTCAGCTTCAGAAGATACTTCGTATCCGTTATGTTTAAAAGTTGATTCTCCGATGATGTTTTTAGATGTTTCTGTGTCTGGATTTAGTTCGACATTGTACTCTTCTAAGTCTTTTCCCAGACGTTCATAACCAGATGTTCCGCCACAAAGTGAACCAGAATCTAAGAAATGAGCCATATATTTACGTGCAATTTTACCTGTTGTAACTGCTGCCATTTTGATTCTCCTTTATCTTTTCAAGGTTAGTGATCTGCTCCATAATGCAGACCAGTTAATGTGTTATCTATCTATCAAAGTCATTTTGGTATCGAGCAGAAATGTTGATTGCCCAATTCTCAGACTTGTTTTCGTTTGTGCTGTCCAAATATGCAGGTGTCTGTCTGTCAATCGTTAAAAACTTTCGATTACCTGTCAGAACCGGATATTCTTCTAGCTTATATGTATTATTGTTAATCGTGATTGTTTGTTTTTCTAACCATTTGCCAAGGTTGTCCAACCACTCCTTAATGTCTGCTTTCCTCTTTGGTTTTGTACCGCTTGCACGACATATCACGCAAAACGGATACAAACAAACCTGTGTGACGTGTCCTGTGATACTCTCTTTTTCTGATTCAATCACTGCACCACTTACTGGGAACATTGCTTTTCCGCTTGCATCATCTAATGTAGAAAATGCAATTTCGTCTCCCTCTCTTAATTCTGGGAATTGATTTACCAGTTCTTGCAATGCTGTTGTGATCACGTCAAAACCATCAATGTCGTACTTGACTGCTTTCTTTTCTTCTGCCATTAGCTTCCCCCTGCCTGCTTCTTAACATGAGTAACCCATGCTTTACCGTGATTCTTCTTTGCTGTTTCAAACCATTTTGGAGTAGCTTTAGGATTCTGGTAGCTTAAGTCAACTTTTGCATTGGTATGTCCTGCAAATTCAGTGACTAATACTTTCTTAGCACCTTTTCTCGCCCATGGAGACCCTGTTAATTCGTCAACCATACCTTTACCATAGTACAAGAAACGTCCCATCGGTCCAGTACCTGCACATACCATCCCAGTACCTGCAAGAGAAGCACTTTTTGCTCTCGTTACGTTAATGAACGTACCTGTTTCATGTGGCATATAAGGAACCATATCGGTCATAATTTGACTATCTAACCAAAACTGAGCATGCTGTATCTGGTCGTCAAATCTTTCAAGGCTGATATTCGCAATCATGTTAGATGTATTTATATTGACATTTCCTAATTTCTTTTTAGCCATGTAACCACCTACTTCGCCATAACTTCAAAATGCGGAATAATATCATAAAAAGCACTGCCAGTGATCGCAAAGACATAATCATACTTAAGTTTCATCTCTTCGTAGAATCCGTCAATATAATCATCATCTGCAATCGGCTCTTCGTTCTCCCACTCTCCAACAACAAAAAAGTCAAAACCATTAGCCTTAGAACTAAATGTAAGTGCCTGTGGTAACTTATCATTTGCCTGTTTAGACCATTCTTTAGGCGGTAGCCATAATTTACTCCCTACCATCTTTTGACCGCTTTTTAGGCTATACTGCACGTTTAATACAGCATTGTCCTGTGAGTCAGAACCGTACTTTGCAACGATGCTTGCTTTATCCATGTTTAGGTTCGTATTATGCAAAATAGAGGGATACCATGTATCTCCTAATTTACTTTCATACCTATTAAAAAGTGTGATTGTATCGTTATACATCGTATCCCCCTGTCTATAATGCCCCTGCTTTTTTAAAAGTTTTGAAAATCTTTTTAGACTGTAAAGCAAACCAGTCAATCATTTCTTCATTTTTTGCCCAACAATCTACGTTGCAAGACTGCCCATCTAAACCACTTTCATACAAGAAAGCGTGCATAATCTCATGCCTAAGCACACTTTTTTGAACCGATTCAATGTTATTCACAGAATCAACACTTTTTTCAAAAATTGCAACGACTATTGTTTTATTTGAATAATCGCAATAACCAGACAATTCTTGTAGTTTTTCATCTTCGTTCTCGTGTCTGAATCTGATTTTATATGTAGTTCCTAAAACATTTACTTTACAATCTTTCATAAATACTCCGTTGGGTACATTCCCATATACAGTAGACTTACTCCGTTGGCATCTGCGACACCCGATAAGTAGTCTCTTATTGTGTCAGAGTATAACTGCTTTTGTGCTTCCTTATCCGCTAGACACTTATCTATCAATGTAGCCGTACCTGCGTTACTGGAAGTCACATAGCTTATACTCTCGTTTCCTGCACTCTTAGATGCTACCTGCTTACTCATCACAGTTCCATCTTCTAATGTGATATAACCCTGTGATGCTTCAACTCTCGTTTCTGCCTGTTCAATCTTATATGTGATTGACAGAAGTTCGCAAACACATCTTTTAACTGCTTCTGCATCATCTTCATCTGTTGGAAAAGCAATCTTAAGCTTTTTAACATTATCCACGCCTGTTGTGGCATTATCTATCTTCTTGCAAGAATCCCAGACCAGACGATTAAAGTCTGCTTCTGGGATTGCTTTCTCTCCAAAAAGGGTTTTGTAATATTCATAGTCAATGTACGCCATGAAATCACT